ACAGATTACCTTATAGAATTTGCTAGTGATGCTTTTGAACATAAAGATAGAGAAGAACTTATAAAGGCTTTAAAACATTATGGAAAATGGATTTAGTTCATAATTCAAATATATTATAAAGAAAGATGGAGTGAAAAATGAAAATAAAAGATTTAGTAAATATAGTTAACAGGGGAATGACAATATTATGTTTTCAAGAATTTGATAATCATTATGATAATTTAGGTGAAGTAAAAGAAGAAATAAAATTAAAATTATATGAAAGAGAAGTTGTTATGATTGATTGTATTAATGCAGAAGAATTAAGAGTTTTTTATAAGTAGTTAACAGTTCAAATATAGGAGGTAAGCTTATGGTTAATTGTAGAGAATTAGTTGAGCTTGCAGAGCTTGGTAGGGCAACAAGAGAGTTGTTCAATTCAAAGGATACAATAGAATTTGGTGATAGGTTCGACCATGAAGAAGGTTTTGAGTGTTATGCAAGTGACGAAAAGGAATTGCTTGAATGGTACAGAACTTACACTAAAAAAGGAACACGTATTAAGTGCAATAAACAGTAATAGCTTCAAAATGTTATGCTGATTTTCATGATAATAATCCAATATGTTTTAATTGTTGTGATTAAGATGGTCACATTTCAAGTAATTTGTGAAGGAGTGAATGAAGATGATGAAAGCAACCCCAAAATTTGATAAAGAATTTAAGAAATGGGTAATTGATATTGAAACAGAAGATGGAGAAGTAATTCCAGTAGGGCATACAATAGAAGAGTCTATCGGGTTATTTGAAATATCTAAATGGGATACTAAAGAACAGGCAGAAAAATGGATTAAAGCAAGACCAGAAAAATTTTATATTTAAAGGAGAATAGCAAATGGTAGATGTAAAAGCTTTAAAAATGTGGAGTATAAGTATATCAATGTTAGGTGGAAAATCACCAAAAATAAAATATTTATGTGGAAAGTGTGGATCATATAATACGACTAGAATATCACTAGATGCGGTAAATGCAGGAAATCCTTATATAGTATGTGCATATTGTGGGGGAATCAATAATACTAAACTAACGTTAAGATAGTTGATAATTTAAAAGGAGTGAAATATATGGAATATATAAAAGAAGTCAATATAAATGAGGCGGTCGTCCATATACTAGACAATAACAGTGAGGAACCAGTATTAAATGAATATAAATTAAGATTGGATGATGAATGTTATAAATATATATTAAAACATATAGATAAATGCCTAAAAGATGAATGTCTAAGGTATGCAAAATTCAATGAAGAGAAAAATGTAGTAAAAGAAGCTTCACAAGAATATTTAAATGGCCAGAATGATTTATTAGATGTTTCTAAGGAACTGGCTAAACAACTTTTTATATTGATGAAAGGCAATGATAATATATCTTCTTGTGATTTAATGATAGTTTCTATATCAACAGAATATGGCCCAATGTTAGCCATATTAAAAATGGATTATGTTAAAAATTATATTCATGTAGTGGATATGGTAGAGGATAAAGTAGGTATAGATATAGTGCCAGAGTTTACAGGATTACCTGCCAGTGCTCAAAAGATAGAAAAGTGTGCATTTATAAAGCCTATAAGAGAAGATCAAGAATTTAATTTGATGGTTATAGATAAGCAGAAAAAAAATAAAACTAGCGAGGAATATGGATCAAATTATTTTATAAATAAATATCTAGGGTGCAGCATAATAGAAAATGAAAGGGATTCTACAAAAGCATTTGTACAAGCTACGGAAAAGTGGTCTAAAATCAATTTGAATGAAGATGCAGCAACATCAGAAAAAATAATAAGAACAGTAGGAAAACTATTAAAAGAAAAAGATACTATAGACATAGAAGAAGTTTCTAATGATATATTTGGCGAAAATTCAGATACTAAATTAAATTACGAAGGATTTATCGCAGAACAGGGTATAAAAGAAAAAATAGATGTAGACAAAGAATGGGTAGATAAGAAATTTAAAAGAATAAGATTAAAGATAGATAGAGACATAGATTTGTATATAGATAAAGAATCCTATCATGATGATTCAAGGTTTGAGGTAAAAAGAGTAGGGGATGGATCAGTAAATATAGTAATTAAAAATGTTTATAATTATATGCAAAAGATAAGTGGAAAATAATAATATAAATTAAAACTAAATAGGTGTAAGGATTAAAATGTATATTCTTGCACCTTAACTGTATTAGTATTTTAGAACTGTATAACATTAAGAAGGGGTGTTATAAGTGGCTAAAAAACAAGAAAATGTCTTGATTGATGGACAGGTAAGTATTTGGGAAATAAATAAGACAATTAAGAAAGGTAATGATAAACCAGTTATAAAATTAGAAAATAAAGAAAATAAAAATAGACAATATGGATCAAACAAAAATAATAGCAAAATATAAAACATATGAGAATCTAAATAGAATAATAGGATATGTTGGTGGAGCTTTAGGGATAGAAGTTAAATATAAAGATAGATTTGAAACAATTTATGTTAATAAGAATGGGTTAGAAGAATTTGTAATTAAGAAGAAATCAAGTGTTCTGCCTTGGGATAAGATTATTTATTTCAGAGAAGATTTAGAAATAAATAACATACAGAAAGAAAAAATAAAAGAAAATAAAAGGACAGGCACTAAAAAGACCAGGAGACGAAAATATAATTTTTAATCAAGGCAATAAAGTAATAAGTGTCATAGAAAATGGTTGGATATTGGAATATGAAAACATAAAGATAGCAGATCTAGAAAAGTATAAAAAATTAAATGCAAATCAAGATTCAAGAAAAAAATTAGAATTAGGTAATATAGTCGAAACAGAATATAAAAATGAAATTATACAAGGCGAAGTAGTTCATATTTATAACAACGGACACACTTGTAACATAATTGAGAGAAATAGATATATACCTATTCCAGTATGCGGGATTAAAAGAGTAGTAGTTTAGATTATATAAATCGCAAAGAATAAAAAAATAAATTAAAAGGGAGAATTACTATGGTTAAAATGAGGGGAAAAGTAAAAGTAATTATATTACCGTATAAAGATTTTAAGCATAGAATTAGACTTACTAAGTATTATGAAAAAGATTATAGTATAGAAAACATGAATGGGTATTTATATATGGTTAGGAGGGTATGAGGTTGATAGAAGTTATATTCGGTAGTGTGGCAATAGTTAGCTTAACGGTATTAATGGCAATTATAAAGGTTAATAAGAATAAGTGTAATATGTGTCATTACAATTGTGATAACTGTGGAGAAAAAGATGTATGCGGCATAAAGAAAGGGGCAAAAAACTATGATTAATAAAAAAATTTATGAGAAATATAAAAAGAATGTAGAGAATGATTTAAGAAATTATCCATATTGGTTGTTGAGCATAGAAACGCCAGGATTAGGAGCACCTAATAGATGGGGACAAGTAAGCCAAAGTGGATATTTTAAAACAAGTACTGTTGAAGAAGATATGATAAAAGATATGGAAAGAAGATGGAAAGTTGATATTATAACTAAAGTATTAAAACACTTAGATCCTACGAGTAAAACAATAATTGAAGAATGGTATTTTAGAGATAATAATTCCAGAGAAGAATTGTTACAAGAATTAAACATAGATAAAAATAAGTTTTACTATTATAGGAATAGGGCATTAAAAAAATTTATGGTAGCAATAGGATATTTAAAATAATAAAAAAAGTTAGACAAATTACAGACAAATTACAGACAATTTTAATGCAATAGCAAGAAACATAATATATTATATGATATAAGGGTTAAAAGCTCATGCAGGGGTTTTATCGTACAATTAAGGCAACTGCGAAAATAAAAAAATAAACATATTGTGTATGTACTAAAAGCACTTAAGGAATAAAGCCTTGAGTGCTCTTTAATTTATGAAAGGAGTGAGGATATGCTAGGTATGTATACAGGCTTTTTATGTTATAGTTGTAGAAATGAATTTATATTGCTATCAGAAGAATTAGAAAGAACAAAAGGATATTTAGCGTGTCCTTACTGTACAAGTAGAAACGTAAAAAAACAAAAAGTAACAGATAACTTAAAGGAATGTATGGGACATAGCAGTTATAAAAAAATAAAGGGAAAAATAAGGCAGGTGACAAGATGAAATGAATTTTGTCGAGCCTATAAGAGATACTCAAAAGGTAAGAGATATCCAGGAATATCTTAAAAGAACAAATGAAAGAAATTACATTCTCTTTATTACAGGGGTTTATACAGGATTAAGAATATCAGATATATTAAAACTTAAAGTTCAAGATGTTAAAGGTAAAAGGTTTATATACTTAAGGGAGAAAAAAACATCTAAGCAAAACATAATAGAGATTAATAAGCTTTTAGAAAAAGAATATAAGTGGTATTGCTCAGATAAAGAATTAGATGAATACTTAATCAAGAGTAGAGAGGGTGTGAATAAGGCTTTATCTAGAGTACAAGCTTATGAAATAATTAAGAATGTTGGAAAAGATTTTGGAATAGAGAATCTAGGGACACATACCTTAAGAAAAACTTTTGGGTACCATTATTATAAACAAAGAAAGGATATAGGAACTCTCATGAAGATGTTTAATCACAGTTCTCCGTCAATAACATTGAGGTACATTGGAATAATTCAAGATGAAATGAATAAAGCAAGAAGAAACTTTACTATCTAAATTTTTTTAAAACAGTAAAGTTTAACATAATGAGCATGTGTTAAATTGATTTTTACTAAATTGCATTAAAGTATTGGAAAATAAATACTAAGGATATGCTTAATGAGTTTAACAGAATATTAGATATGTCAAGTTAGAGGTGATAAAGTGACAGCTAGATTTAAAAGATATGAAGCAGATAAAGAAACAAGTAAGTTTTATAAGACTTATAAGTGGGTAAAGAAAAGGCAGGAGGTATTAATAAGAGATAACTTTGAGTGCCAAGAGTGCAAGAAGCAAGGGAGGTTTAGACCTGCTGATTGTGTACATCACATAAAGGAACTAAAACAATATCCAGAGTTAGCACTTGATATTAATAACCTTACTAGTCTATGCAATAGATGTCACAATCTTATACATGAAAAGCATATTAGAAGTAAAAAAACTAAATTTATAAATGAAGAACGATGGTAAAACATAGCCCCCCTAATGAAAAAATCGGATTTTTTAAATTTTTTTATAGACCGGGGGGTGTTATTCCCAAAGGAGATTTTTTAAAGATTCGCATGAGGGGGTGCACCCCTAAGAAAAAAAAGGGTGCAAAATAGAATTTCAAATTGTGGAATGAGGTGGTGATTTTGAATGAAAGGGAAAAACTAACATTGAGTGAAAAGGCCCATAAAGACTATATTGCAGGAATGAAGTATAAAGACATAGCTGAAAAATATGAGGTATCTTTAAATACAGTTAAAAGTTGGCAGAAAAGATATAAATGGACTAGAAGTTGCACACCTAAAAAAGGGTGCAAGGGTGCAGGGGTGCAAAGCTCGGGAAATAATAAACTAGCTTCTGAAATAAAAGAAGATTTATTAAAACAATTAGAAGAAAATGAAACTCATGGAAAGCATTATGAGGATTTAGTAAATGACTATATTGCGCTATGGGATATAAAAAATAGGTTAATAGCAGATATAAAAGAAAGAGGTGTATCTGTTGAATGGAATAATGGTAGACAAGTTGGTATGAAAAAAACGATAGTATACCAGAGCTTAATAAAACGAGTGCACAAATGTTAAAAATTTTAAGCGAGTTAGGATTGAAACCATCACCAAAGGTTGATGATTATGACGATATTTAATAAACATATTGATGAATATATTAACCTAGTTGAAAGCGGAACTATAGTAACTAATAAAGATATAAAAGCGGTAATTAAGTTAATAAAAGAAAAACTATCACAACCCAATGTATATATAGATTCAGAAAAAATTGATAAAGCAATAGAAAAGATACATGAATATTTTCCATATGAGCTATTACCATGGGAAAAATTTATTGTAGGTTTAGTACATTGTTATTATGATGATGGGACTGTTGTTTGGAATACCTTTTTTATAATGATGGGTAGAGGTGCAGGAAAAAATGGTTTTATAAGTGCATTAAGTTGGTACTTTACAACGTCATTTCATGGGAAAAGAGGATATAATGTTGACATAGTAGCGAATAGTGAAGATCAAGCCAAAACTTCATTTGATGATGTTTATGAGGTTATAGACGATAATAAAAGATTACAGAAGGCATTTTATTACACTAAGGAAAAATAGTATATAAAAAACTAGGTCATATTTAAAATTCAACACTTCAAATGCTAGAACTAAAGACGGACTTAGACCTGCATGTGTTATATTTGATGAAATACATGAGTACGAAGATTATTCTAATATAAAAGTATTTAAGTCAGCTTTAGGTAAAAAGGAGCATTCAAGAGTTTTTATGATTAGCACTAATGGAAATGTCAGAGGTGGTGTTCTAGATGACTATTTAGAAATTGCCGACGATATTTTGAAAGGTGAAAATAAAACCATGAGAATGATACCTATCATTTATAGACTAGATGATGATACTGAAGTGGATAATAAAGAATTGTGGGAAAAGGCCAATCCATCTATAAGATATTTTAAACATTTAAAGCTTGAAATGGAACAGGAATATGAAGATATGCAATATCAACCTCAACTTGCAATAGAATTTATGACTAAGAGAATGAATAGGCCAGCTCAAGATGCATATACAGTTGTAGCTGAATGGGATAAAATTAAGGCCACTAATCAAGAAATACCAGAGTTAACAGGTTGTTCTTGTGTTGGTGGAGTTGATTATGCAAGTATAAGGGATTTTGTAGGATGTGGATTATTATTTAAATTTGGAGAAAAAAGAATATGGTTACATCATACATTTATATGTCATAAAGCTTTAGAAATACCAGGAAGGCAAATTAAATTTGATGTGCAACTTGCAGAACAAATGGGATTATGTACAATTCTCAGAAAAGTAGATACCGTTGAACCTAAATATATTGCAGAATGGTTTTTAAAGATGGCTAGTAAATATACTATTTTAGATATTAAAGCGGATAGATTTAGAAAATCATTATTAGCTAGTGCTTTTGGTGAGGTAGGACTTCCGTTAAGTGAGGTAGGTAATGGATATGTTACACATAACAAACTAGCACCTTTAATTGAACAACTTTTTGCAAATGAAAATATCATTTACGGAGATGATCCAATGATGAGGTGGTATACTAACAATGTCTATGTTGATACAGATAAAAAAGAAAATAAAAGTTATAAAAAGATTGAGCCAAAGTTAAGAAAAACTGATGGCTTTTTTGCTTTTATACATGCTTTAACAGAAGATGAAAAAGTACCTCAGAGTGTTCCAGATACAAATTATTTTGGATGCTATTCATATTAAAGGAGGTGAGAAATATAGGGATAAGGAGCTTTTTGACTAATATTTTCGGTTCGAAAATGGAAGGTAAGACTATATCTAGCAACCTTAAGGCAGAAATTTTTTATAAAGAGTTTGCTATTCAATCATGTATATCAATAATAACAAATGCTTTAATACTAGCTGAGTTTCAAACATATGAAAAAGGAAAACCTACAAAAATGAATAATTATTATTTATTTAATATAGAGCCTAATCGAAATCAGAATGCTACTGAATTTTGGATGCAAGTTATATCTAACCTTGTTTATGACAATGAGTGTCTAATAGTACAGATTGATGATCAATTATTTGTAGCAGATGAATTTAACCATCAAGAATATGTTTTTTATGAAGATACTTATAAAAATGTTGTAGTTAGAGAATATCCTCTAAACAATATTTATAAAGAATCGGATGTAATTTATTTAAAATTAAATGATTCTAATATAAAAACTGTTATTGATGGATTATATGAAGATTATAGTAAATTACTCGGAACATCAATGTCGTCTTATAAAAAATCCAATGGAACTAAAGGGATTTTAGAGATAAATGGTCAAGCTCCAATTCAAGGACCAGCAAAAGAAAGTTTTGATAGGTTAATGGAAAAGGATTTTAAAAAATATTTAGAATCCGATAATGCAGTTTTACCATTATCTAATACTTATAAATTTAATGAAAGTAAAAAACAAGGTAATGAAAAAGATAGCAGAGATGTAAGAGCAGTAATAAATGATATTATAGATTTTGTTGCAGCAGCATTTCATGTTCCAGCAGGAGTAATAAAGGGAGATATTGCTGGAGTTGAAGGACAAACAGATAACTTTTTAATGTTTTGTATAAATCCTATTGCAAAATTGATAACAGCAGAAATAAATAGAAAAATGTATGGGAAAAATAAATTTATGGATAGAACATATGTGAAAATGGATACTCAAAAAATTAGAAATGTTGATATATCAAGTATGTCTAAGGCAGCAGATCTTCTATTTAGAATAGGAGTTAATTCAATTGATGATAATTTAGAATTGATTGGAAAAGAGCCACTTAAAGAAGAATGGTCTAAAGAACATTATGTAACTAAAAATTATCAATCAGTTCTTAATCCAGATTTAAAAGGGGGTGGAAAGAATGGAACAAAGAACAGTAAATCTTGAATTTAGAAGCACAGATTTTGAAAAAAGGAGCATTGAAGGTTATGCAGCTATATTTAGTGATGAATATGTAAAATTAAAAGATAGGTGGGGAGATTCTTTTTATGAAAAAGTGTCACCAGGAGCATTTTTAAAAACTTTAGCAGACAAAACTAGAGATAAGTTTATGCTTATTAATCATGATTGGAATAAAATTGTAGGTAGAACTAATTCAAACTTGAGTTTAGAAGAAGATACTAAGGGCCTTAGATTTACATTAGAAGTTCCAAATACATCAGATGGTAATGATTTATTAGAAAATGTAAGACTAGGACTTATAAAAGGTTGTAGTTTTGGATTTAATATAATTAATCAGAAAACTAGATGGGATGATGAATGGAATTTTTATAGGGATATCACAGAAGTTGATTTGTTTGAAGTAACAGCAACACCTTTACCAGCATATTCAGATACAGAGATAAATTGCAGGTCAGAATTATCAAATATATGTATAAAAGAAATGCGAGAAAAAGAGCAAACAATTAAATCAAATATTGATAATGAAGAAAATAAAATAAATAAAAAAAGAGGAGCTGAAGTATTATCAGCTTTTTTTAATGCATTTTAATTTGGAAAATAGAAAGGAAGGATAGAATATGGGAATGAAAAATTTAGATGATAAAGTAGATATTAATGAAATTAGAGCACAGGTTGATAAAGCACTAAAAGAGGGTGATGATAAAACTGTTTCAGAAGCTTTAGTTAGAATGGCTCAAGGTATTCAAGAAAATATATTAAAAGAAGCTAAATCAGAAGCAAGATCTATGCTTAGTTTAGAGATGAATGACAGAAATGTATTAAATAAGAGAGGGACAAATACATTAACAACAGAAGAAAGAAAGTATTATGAAGCTGTAATTGAAAAAAGAGGTTTTACTGAATTAGAAGTAACGTTACCAAAAACTGTTTTTGATAGAGTATTTGAAGAGTTGGAACAAAACCACCCACTATTAAGTGAGATAACATTTCAAAATACTACAGCAGTAACAGAATGGATTAGAAGAACAACAGATTGTGAAGCTGCATGGTGGGGGGCATTAACAGACCCAATTAAGAAAGAACTCTCACATGGGTTTGATAAGGTTAAAACAGATATGTATAAATTATCTGCATTTATGCCAGTAAGTAAAGCTATGTTAGATTTAGGACCAGAATGGTTAGATAGATATGTTAGGACAGTTTTAAGTGAATCAATATCTTTAGCATTAGAGGCAGCTATAGTTGCAGGTACAGGTAAAGATCAACCAATAGGAATGATAAAGAATCTAAAAGGAGCTGTAGTAGATAAAGTTTATCCAGATAAAGAAGCTAAAACATTAACAGATTTTACTCCAGGAACGCTGGGAAAAGAAATAATGGCACCTTTAACAAAGACTGGAAAAAGGTCAGTACCATCAGTATTAATATTGGTTAATCCATTAGATTATTGGGAAAAAATATTTTCAGCAACTACATTTTTAACACAGCAAGGCACCTATGTTTTTGGAGTTATGCCTATACCAGCTAAAATAGTACAAACTGTAGCTGTACCAAAAGGGAAGTTGATTGCTGGAATGGGAAAAGATTATTTTATGGGCGTCGGTTCAGGGCAAAAAATAGAATTTTCAGATGAATACAGATTTCTGGAGGATGAAAGAACCTATTTAGCAAAACAATACGCTACAGGAGAGCCAAAGGATAACGAATCATTCCTTGTTTTTGATATTACAAATTTAAATACAGAAGCTCCAAAAACAAAGAGTAAATAATGCTTAAGGAATTAAAGGATAAACTAAAAGTAACTTGGAATGATGAAGATGGAGATTTGCAAAGGAGCCTTGAATCAGGCAAAGAATATTTAGATGGTATAGCTGGAACTAGTCTTAATTTTGAGACTAGTTCTTTTAATAAAGAGCTTTTATTCGAGTATTGTAGATATTCTTATAACAATGCTATAGAATATTTTGAAGAAAATTTTCAAAGACAATTAATTCAATTACAAATACAAAATGTAAATTTAAAAGAAGAATATGGTGAAAATTTATGTTAACGAAAAAACAAATAATGAATAATTTATCAATTGTATTTAATAAAAAATTTCTATTTTACAATTTAAAGATGTTAAAAATGAGATAAGAGATACAGAACAAAAACTTGTAGAAATAAATGAAATGTGGGCATTCATAACAAGCCTCGCAAAAGGGGCTGAATATCTAGAAAACAAGAAAATACAACAAAAATTGATTTATAAAATAATAATAAGAAAAACAAGTATAGAAATTAATCAAAGTATGTTTATAAAATACGAAGAGAAGTTATTTAATATAAAGGATATAGTAGATATAAATAGTCCTTATATAACTTTATTTGTAGAAGAAAAAGAATCAGAACAGAATAAATAATAAAGAAAGAGGGATAAGTATGAATATAGTAGATGAATTATTAAAATAGATGAAGGTAAAATAGAGAAAGTAGAAAAGGAATATAAGATAAAATTAAAAAAATTAGGCAATAAGGAATTTACATTTGTAGTAAAAGAAGTAGATCCAGAATTAATAAGTGAGTATCAGGAAGGCTTAATCGATATGGAAGGCAAGAGTGTTGAAATTTCTGGGACATTTAATATGAAAGCTAATTTAATAGCTGAAAGTTGTGCTGATGTATTTAGAAATCAAGAATTATTAAAAAAATTTAAATGTCCAACACCAATAGAACTTATGAAAAAATAATGACAGGTGGAGAAATAGAAAAGCTATATGATTTTGTACAAGATATAAATGGATTTACAGAGGAGAAAAAGAAAGATAAAAAAAAGAAATTAAAGAATTAATATATGCAGATGCAGAGATAAATACAGCATATTTCTTATTTAAATATAAAGATTGGAAACCAACAGACTATTATAATTGTAAACCTGGTGAAAGATTAATAATACAAAGTTTTATTGAAAAGCATGTAGAAGAAGAAAAGGAGCAATTAGAAAGAGAAGAAGAAGCATATGGAGAGATGTAAAATAATGAAGCATTTACTTAATTGTAGATGATTTTAATATATTTAAAATGGAGTGAGTATAAAGGATGAAGAATATAGGCAAACCACCTAAACAATCAAGCAAAGAAATAAATGTGAAATTAAGTATAGATACAACAGAGTTTGAAAATAAATTAGACAGAATAGAAAGGAAGATAGATATAATAAAAGCTAAATCAGATGCAATTGACTTTAGTAAAAATCTTAATATAGTAAAAAGAACTATAGATGAAATTGATATAAATAAAATAGCAGAAGAATTAGCGAAAGCTTAAGAAACACTATTAATAAAGTATCTATGTAAAAAGCTAAAAATAATAGATGCTGGGATGGTAGGTGATAATAGGTAATGGAAATGAGTTTTGAAGGGTTAACTGCATTAAGAGAGGATTTTGAGTATATTAGAAATTACTTACCTTACGTAGAGGATGAGTTGTTAGAAAAATCGGGGAAAAAGCTAAGAAAATATTGCAAGGATAGGACACCTATAAAAGATCATAAAGGAAAACATGTTAAAAATAGCTATAAATTAAGTGAAGTAAAGCGTGAAAGTGATGTTAATTATATTGAAATGGCAAATACGTCACCGCATTTTCATTTAGTCGAAAGAGGGCATAGACAAGTAAGTAAATCAGGTAGAGAAATAGGATTTATACCAGGTATACACATGGTAGAAAGGGGTTCGGAAGAGTTTGATGCACAATTCCCAGAAGAAGTTGAAAAAATGTTAGATAAGATGTTAAAGAAGGTGAATGGGTGATAAGTATACTAGATATAAAGAAAGTTATAAATTCTAAATTAAGTGATATAGAAGATGTGAAGGTATACGGTAATGAAGTTAAAGAAGGTTTTGAAAGACCTTCTTTTTTTGTTCAACTTTTTATGGAGAATAATGATTTATTTTCTTATAGTGTTACTGAAAATTTTATAATAGTTGAGATAGTTTATTTTAGCAAAGAAAATACACAGTTAGATAATCTCAAAATGTATGAAAAACTTAAAAAAAGTTTTAGTTCACCTTTAGAATTAGACAATAGAAAAATTCTACCACAAAAAATTAGAGCAGATTTTAATGATGTTTTAAGCTTTAAATTTAATTTGAATTTTTATGATGATGCTTATATAGAAAAAGAGAAATTAGAACCAATAGATAATATTGAACTAGATATAAATATGAAAGGAAAGTGATATAAATGGGATTGCCAGAAATTAATATTACATTTAAATCCCTAGCTAAGAGTGCTATAACTAGAAGTAGCAGAGGAACAGTTGCACTTATACTAAAAGATACAGGAATATTTAATATACCAATAAAAATTACAGATGTTACTAAAATTCCTGTAGGTTTAAATGATAATAATAAGGAACAAATTAAACTAGCACTAAAGGGTGGATATAATGCTACTAAAGAAGTGCTAGTTTTTATTGTTGGATTAGAAGGAAAAGCAGAAGATAGCTTTACACCTTTATTAAATTATAAATGGGATTATTTGGCCATACCAGAAATAGAAAACCTAGATAAAGATACAGTTGCAACTTTTATCAAGAGTATAAGAGAAAATAAACACAAAAAAGTAAAAGTAGTATTACCAAATTGCAAAGGGGACAATCAGGGGATAATAAACTTCACAGCAGATGAAATAAAAGTAGGAGATAAAACTTATGAAACAGCTCAATATTGCGGAAGAATAGCAGGAATATTAGCAACAACTCCACTTAATATTAGTGCTACATATTTTGTATTGCCAGAAGTTGAATCTATAAAAGCTATAGAAGATGAGAATAAAGCCATAGATAATGGAGAACTCATACTAATTAATGATGGTGAGAAAGTTAAAATAGGCAGGGCGGTAAACTCCTTAACTACTTTAAAAGATGATATAAGTGAAGAGTGGAAAAAAATTAAAATAGTAGATACCATGGACTTGATATATACAGATATAAGGAAAACATTTGAAGATGATTATATAGGAAAAGTAGCCAATGATCTTGATAATAAAATGGTGTTTATAACAACAGTAAATAGCTATTTAAAAAGTCTAGAACAAGAAAATTTATTAAATGCTGGCAAAACTATACTCATTTAGACATGGAAACACAAAAATTATATATAGGCAGCAAAGGTATAGATATAGAAAACATGAAAGAAGATGAAATAAAAGAATATAATACAGGTTCAAAATTTTTCTTAGGTGGAAAAATTTCAATATTAGATGCTATGGAAGATTTAGATTTTGGAATGGAGGTTGAATAAACATGGATATTTTTGAAGGTAAAAGAGTTATAAATGGTACCTTTGGATATGTATGGCTTGATGGTGAACAAATGAGTGAATGTACAAAATTGAATGCGAAAGTAAGCTTAAAGAAAACTGCTGTACCTATGTGTGGCAAACTAGCAGATGATTTTAAAATAACAGGTGTAGAACAAAAGGGAAGTATGAAACTACAAAAAAATTTCTTCCAAGATGACTAAAAAAATAGGAGAAGCTATTAAGCAAGGGAAAACTCCAAGTTTCACGATAATAAGTAAACTAGCTGATCCAGATAGTTTAGGAACAGAGAGAATAGCCTTATATGGAGTTACTTTTGAGGAGATAAACTTAATAGATTGGGAAAGAAAGAAAATGGCAGAGGAAACTATTAACTTTACTTTTCTTGATTTTGAATTTTTAGAAACTATTTAGGTACTGAATTATTATAGTGCCTTTTTTTATTCCCTTATTTTATTCCCTTATTTTATATAGAAGGGAGGTAAATGAATATAGCTAGAATTGTAGATTGTGTAATTAAATTAAGAGACCAGATGTCAGGAACATTAAAAACTATAGAAAGTAATATGGTTGGATTCGATAAAAATCTTAATAATCTAGGGAAGAGTGCTGGGAAAATAGGAAAGGATCTTGGGCGTGTTGGTAGCAGCATAAGTAATCTTGGAGATAAGATGAAGATGGCAGCTATTCCGATAGCTGCAGCAGGTATTGCAAGTGCTAAAATGGCTATGGATTTTGGAGAGAACATTGCCAATATTAATACTTTATTAGATGATCCTTCCCACCTTGAAACATATAAAAGGCAGGTTCTTGATGTAAGTAGACAAACTGGAATGAGCTTAGATATAGTAGCTAAAGGTATGTATACGGCAGTGTCTTCTATTGGAGATGGAAAAGAAACACAAGCTATATTTAAAACTATGGCTAATGCAGCTAAAGCGGGTGGGGCAGAAGTAAATGACTCTGTTGCACTTATAAGTGCTGCAATGAAAGGGTATGGGAGTATAAATGATACTACAGCTAAAAAAATAAGTGATTTAGCCTTCCAGACTGCAAAGTTAGGTGTTACAACTTTCCCAGAAATGGCTAAGAGTATGCAACCTTTATTTCCCTTAGCTAAAAATTTAAATTTTAGCTATGAAGAATTATTTGGAACTATGGCTACACTAACTGGTGTTACAGGTAACACATCAGAAGTAAGTACACAATTAAAAGCTGTGTTCTCCAACATGATGAAACCTACTAAAGAGATGTCTGCTTTGATGCAAAAATATGGTTTTAGTAATGCTCAAGCAATGGTTAAAAGTAAAGGATTAGCAGGTACAATAGATATCCTTAAAAAAGAGACTGGTGGTCAAGCTGACAAAATGAGCAAACTATTTTCTAGTACAGAAGCAGTAACAGCGATTATGGCACTAACAGGAGCCAACTATTCTGATTTAATTAATAAAACTAAAGAAATGGGAATAGCTACTGGATCAACCGACAAGGCTCTTGAAAAAATTAGCAGCACTACAAAAGATAAATTTAATAAATCTATAAATAATCTCAAAGTTACTATGGTTGAATTTGGAGAAATCCTATTACCTATTGTAACTAAAATAACTGATGGAATAAATAGGGTTATAACTGAACTTAATAATTTAACACCAGCACAGAAAAAACTGCTGTTGAGTTGGATTATTTATGATTAAAGCTACTGCTTTTGTTGTTATATTAGGAAAAGTGACTAGCAAAGTAGGTAGTACATTAAAATCTTTTAATAAATTTACAAGGTCTGTTAAGGACGCTGGAGGTATACTAAAATGGATAACTAGCCCAGCACACTTAGTAGTGTTAGCTATTACTGCAATTTTGATTGTGTTAGCACTATTAATAATTCATTGGAAAGATGTATGCGAATTTACAAAAAAGGCAAAAGCAAAAACTTATTGAATTAAAGGAACAGGCGCTAGATAAACTAAAAAATATATTAGATACTGTTAAAGAAAAATGGAAAAAACTAAATGACAAAATAAATGATTTTAAAGATAAACTAAAAAAAGCTGAACCACAAATAAAATCTGTTGCTAAAGTATTGGGCACAATTTTTGGACCTGCACTAGTAAAAACAGGAGTACAAGCTGGAATCGCAGGTGGGAAAATTGCAGGACAATTTGTAGCTTCTGTTGTTAAAACGGGGACGCAAGCTGTAATAAATGGAGCAAAATTAACAGGAAGTTTTATTGCTTCTATAATTAAAACAGGAGCCCAAGCTGTAATTGCAGGAGCAAAATTAACAGGAAGCTTTATTACTTCTATAATTAAAACAGGAGCACAAGCCGCAAAAACTGCAGCAATTATAACGGGAAAATTAATAGTAGCTATAATTAAGTATGCTTTAGAAGGATGGAAAGCGGTTGCAAGTATTACAGCACAAACGATAGCGTGGATAGTTCAAAAAGCAATTGTAGTAGCACATACAATTGGGTTAATAGCACTTAAAGTTGCACAGATTGGACTTACAGGAGCAACAACAGTATTAACAGGAGCAGTAAACTTATTAAATTTAGCTTTTGTAGCAACTCCTATCGGCTGGATTGTCTTAGGTATTGCAGGGATTATTACAGCAGTTGTGTTATTGTACAAAGCATGGAAAGAAAATTGGGGTGGAATCCAAGAAAAGACTAAAGAAGTTATAGATAAAATAAAAGAATGGTGGAATAATTTAAAAGAATTTTTTAAGAATCCAATAAAAGGAACCATAGAACTAGCTAAAAAAGGGGCTACGTGGGTACAGGAAAAAGTAAGTGGTAGCCATGCTACAGGACTTCAAAGAGTGCCATATAATGGTTATATGGCAGAGCTTCATGAAGGTGAACGTGTATTAACTAAGCAACAAACCGGAGAATGGGAACAAGGGAAAGGGAGTAACGGAATCAATATTAATATAGATAAGATGGAAGTTAGGAACGATTCAGATATAGAAAGGGTTGCAGAAACTTTAGCAAGAAAACTAAATATATATCAAGCAAATTTAGCTTAAGAGGGTTACTCCCTCTTATTTTAGTTAGGAGGGGAGAGATGAATAATTGGACAGAAGCATTAGAATTTTATTTAAAAACACCTTATGAAGTAATACAATTCCCAGTTGCTCCGCAGGAATTTAGTGTTGATTTTCCAAGTTTAAATAAGACTATAAATGTATTAAATTTTGGAGAGGTACCAATTTTAGGATCAAATGCTCTGCGTACATGGACTATAAGCAGCTTTTTCCCAGCACAAGAATATAGTTTCTGTCAATGCAAACCTAAAGAGCCTATGTGGTATTGTAGGCTGATAGATAGTATAAAATATCATAAAATTCCTTGTAGATTTATAGTAACAACAACTAGATTAAATAACGCTTGCAGTATAGAAGAATTTAATTGGGGCGTTAAAGATGGAACTAGAGATATATATTTTACTCTAAGTTTTAAAGAACATAAAGTTGTTGGGCAAAAGAGAGTGGTTGTAATATGATTAGAATTTATAAAAACTATAGAGGAAAGACAAGTGAGATAACTAATTTCTGTACAAGTGTAACGTTAAGTGGTAGCTTAACAGAGGTAAGTAGGAAATTGGAATGTACATGTTTTTATAAGATATGGGATCATAATCATGTTAACGAACAAATAGGACCTATAACAAAGGTTTGGGCAGTATTGGATAATAAAGAAATTTTTAGGGGTATTGTAATAGATAGAAGCATAAATAGTGATGAAACATTAACATTTACTGCTTTTGATTATGCTTTTTATCTTGTTAAGAATAAAGTTACCTATAATTTTAAAAATATTACAGCAAATAATGCAACTAAGAAAATACTATCTGAAATTGGAGTACAAGCTGGATCTATAGCTAGTAGTAATATAAAAATTAACCGATTGATAGCTCAAAAAACTGTTTATGATTCAATTATGGAACTGTATACGCAAGTAAGTAAGCAAACAGGAAAGCAATATTATGTATACATGACAGGGCTTAAGGTTAATGTAGGAGAGCTAGGAAAAAATGTATCTAGTAAAGCTATAAAGCCTACATCCGATGTGTTTCATGGTGATGGTAATATGTTAAGTTTTGAATATAAGGACACTATGAGCAACATGGTAAATAGAGTAAAAATATATGATGATAAAAATGGTTATATAGGAAAAGTGGAAAATAGCAGTATGATTAAAACATATGGAATATTGCAAGATAACTATGTAAAGGAAGAAGATAAAAATGCTAATGTAGTAGCCAGAAATATGTTGCGTGGTGCTGATAAGGAATTTTCTTGTACTACAATAGGTAATTATGATTACAGAACAGGAAGTGCGGTTATAGTTAAATTATTTGCTATAAGTTCTTTGTTAAATACAAAGATGTATGTGATTGAGGATAACCATACATGGGATATTGAAACTGGAACATATACTACAAATCTGAACCTATCATATGTAAATAAAATGGATGCAAAAGAAGATTAAGAGGTGATAAAATGGATAATCCATATTTAACTATATTACAGATAATGAAGAAACAGGGTACACAAGAAACACCTTTTATTACTTTAGGGAAGGCTATAAATTCTACAACAATACAAGCGGGAGATTTACAATTAACTAAGGATAATTTATTAATAAATAAAGATATTACATTAAATAGTGGGGATACAGTAGCAGTGTATCCTATAAATAATGGACAAATATATATTGTATTATGTAAGGTGGTGTAAAAATGAGTATATTTCCAGATGAAACAATAGAAAATGCAGAAGAAATAAACGAAACTTTACATAAAGAACAACTAAAGTTATATAAAGAATATGCAATAGATTTTAATACAGGACAATTCTTATATGATGATACAGGTAAGAATATTATAGTAGGGAAAAATGAAGCAATTAAAATATGGATATGGAAGGCGTTGCAGACAAGTAGAAATAGATATTTAATCTATAGTAGTAACTATGGGCATGACTTTGAAACCATAATAGGAAAGGGATATAATAAAAATTTAATTAATAGTGAATTAGAAAGGTTAATTGAAGAATGTCTACTAGCTAATCCATATATAACAGAAATATTAGAAATTAATACAGATTTTAAAGGCAGTAAGCTATATATTTATGTGACAGTTAAAACTGTTTACGGGACGGTGAATGTAGATGTATGAAGAAACTAGAGAAGATATATTAAATAGGATGAAGAATAATACAAATGATGAACTTAATAAAGGAGAAGGGACATATATACATGATAATTTGACACCAGTTTCTATAGAATTAGAAAAACAAAATATTAAATTAAATGACGTATTAAATAAAGTGTTTATAGAAAAAGCTCTAAGAAATGGATATGAAGATGAAGTAATTGCTAGATGTGCTGAAATGGGGATATATAGGAAAGAAGGAAAAAATGCTACTGATACAATAACTCTTATAGGTGCAGAAGGCATTATAATTGAAAAAGGATTCTTAGTGCAAACAAAAAACAATATACAATTTAAAACTATAGAAGAAAAGATAATCCCAGGTTGTGGAGAAATAGATATACCAATACAAGCTTTAGATGTTGGAAGTAGATACAATGTAAAAGCTAATACTATAGTAGAAATGCCTATACAAATAGTAGGTGTAACAGAAGTTACAAATAAAAATAATATTACTAATGGTATAGACATAGAGCCTATAGAAGATTTATATAAAAGATATAAAGTGAAAGTAACTACTCCAGCAACAAGCGGAAACAAATATCATTATTATTTATGGGCTATGGAAGTGCAAGGAGTAGGAGATTGTATTGTAAAACCTTTGTGGGATGGAAATGGAACAGTAAAAGTAATTTTAATAGACAGCAACAAGAAAAAGCCTAATGAAGAAATTATAAAAAATGTAAAAGAACATATAGAGGAAGTTAGACCAATTGGAGCTTCTATCACAGTTGTTGGAATAGAAGAATCTAATATAAATATTAATGTTAATATACAGATAGATACATCTACTACCTTAGAAGAAGTAAAAGAAAAAATAGAAAATAATATAAATGATTATTTTAAAACTATAGCGTTTAAAGAAAAAGTAGTTAGATATACAAGGATAGCAAGTTGTATATTAGATGTACAAGGGATAATAGATTATGAAAAACTTAAAATAAATGATAGTACAGAAAATATAAAATTAAATGATGAACAAGTAGCAATTCTTGAAAGTGTGGTGGTAAATAATGTTTAATAAGTATTTACCATCTTTTTTATTAGATAATAAAGAATTAGTAGAAATATTAAAAGTTTCAAATTCAGAAATTAAAAGCATAGATAATTTAATACAAGATCTATATGAACAATGTTTTATTAAAACTGCAACCTGGGGGCTTAAATTTTGGGAAGAAAATTTAGATCTTAAAACAGATATTAGTAAAACTTATGAAGAACGTAGAAGCATTATTTTAGCTAAGTTAAGAGGGCAAGGAACTACAACTAAAAAAATGATACAAAGTGTTGCGGAGTCTTTTGTAGATGGAATAGTAAAGGTTATAGAAAAAAACAAAGACTATGCTTTTACTATTAATATAGAAAGTGTAAAAGGATTTCCATATAAATTAGATAGTTTGTATAATGCTATAGATGAAATAAAGCCAGCACATTTAGGAACAGAGTATAACCTTAAATCTACAACAAAAGATAAAGTAAGATTTGCAAGTATAACAAGATGTGCTGAAACAATTACGGTTTATCCATGGACACCAAAAGAAACCCATGTAAAAGGTAAGATATATATTCCCACAACCAATACTAACGATTTTGAAACTACAACAATTTATCCTAAAGGAGGTAATTAAATGGAGCAATTTTATACCTTGCTTACAGACATAGGAAAGGCAAAAATAGCTAATGCTACTGCATTACAAAAGAAATTAGAGTTATCTAAAATTGTATTAGGGGATAGTAAAGGAAGTTACTACGGACCAACGGAACAGCAAACACAGTTAAAAAACAAAGTTTGGGAAGGGGAAATAACAGACAAATTTATAGACAAAGATAATCCTAATTGGATAGTAGTACAAACTATTATTCCTAGTCAAATTGGTGGGTTTACTATCAGAGAGGCTGGAGTAGTAGATAGTGAAGGAGATTTAGTTTTAGTTGCTAAATATCCAGAAACTTATAAGCCTAAAGTTGAAAATGGATCTACTAAAGATATAACTATCAATTTAATTTTAGAAGTATCTAATGTAGAAAATGTAACTCTTAAAGTGGACCCGACAATAATTTTTGCTACTAAAAAAGATATAGAAAATGTTAAAAAAGAAGTAGCAGAAAATACGCTAAGTAAAGAAGACATACAAACTACTATAGAAAATATAAAAGCATCAGATATAAAAACATCTTCAGGAGCAACAGTTGAGACACAATTGGCTGATATTACGACATATCAAACAGCTGGAGGAACAGCAAATGCAATAAGTTTAAATTTGTCTACTTTAGTAAATGGATATGCTACAACATTTATAGTAAATAAGAATAATAATAAAAATGCTACAACTATAAATGGAAAACAATTATATAAACCTAATACAACTACTGCACCTAATTTAGTTACAGGAAAAGCAGTTTCAGTTTGGTATGATGCTACTAAAGATTGTTTTTTTATCAAGGCTAGTGCAGAAGGAAATGCCGTTGCTAAAGATGTACTAGCAGGAAAAATATTTAGCAATGATGACGATACTGGATTAGTTGGAACATTAGATTTAAGTAATTTAACTTCTAATAATATAAAAGAAGGAATTACTATTAATGGTGTTAAGGGAAATGTAAAGCCTATGAAATATGGGATTATTTTAAACCTTACAACAAAGATTGGTTATCAGACTAGTTCTGGTTATTCTATTCCTGGAGGTGGATATGTTCTTACAGGAAGAACTGGTCCAAGTTACTACATTAAATGTAATGGAATTGAATATTATTATGATTATAATAAATCTAAACCTAATTACTTTCCAGTACCTTTTAATACTGGTCGAATTCTATATTATAAAGGTGAACATAGATACTCTACTAAATTATCATCTATATTAAAAATATCAACTAGTCGAAGTAATGGATATGATTATGATATAATAAGTTCATTTGATATAGCACCCGCAGTATATGCCATATCAAATGCTTTTAGTTAATAATAATTGGATTATTTTATTTACTAAAGAAAGTGAGTGTATTATATCAACTTATGATTTAAATTTATCTACCAAAATAAAAGAAATATCCTTAAATTTAGATAATCCTTGTTTATCTTACAATCATATATTTGATATAGGAAACAGTACTAAAATTTATGATTATACTGGAAAATTAATGAAATCAGTAGAAGTTATGAAACCATATGATAAATTAGTTGATTTAAATAAAAATGCTGCAATTGGAGAAAATGAGTATGACTTAGGTGTAGTATTACACACTGAAGGTAGTGATTGTATGTGTGGTAATATAGTATCACCATTATTATAGGAGGTAAAATTATGATATTTTTAAGTAACTTTGAAAAGGTTGAAGAAAATAAATTGAAGGTAAGATTCATACACTATATGCCTTTTGACCCTATTGACGGTTTGAATAAAACAAAAGAAGAATTAGAATTAGAAGGAGTTCTTATAGAAAATATACCAGAACCGAAACATATTGAGAATAAACAAGCTATAATGTATTGGAATCCTGTAGATAAACAAATATTCTATGAATATGAAGATGTCCCAAAATCTGATGAAGGATTAGAGCAACAAGCAGAATTAAATGCAAAATTGCTTAAAGATAATGCGAACATGCAAATAGAGCTAGATAAACAAAGAGAATTAAATTCAACTCTATTATTAAAAATAGCAGAATTAGGAGGTAATGCAAATGCTTAAATTTATAAAAGAATATTATGGGATGGGACTTTATACAAAAGAAGATTTAGATATATTCGTAACAGCTAAATGGATAACTGTAGAAGAAAAAGAAGATATAATTAAAACGCAATAGATAAATAAGGCGACACAACAAAATATTTTATAAAGGCAAAATAGTGGACCATATAGGTCTTTTTATTTTGCCTATTTTTATTAAGAGAGGTGCAAAATGAATAAAGAAAATATTTTTAATGGAATTGTAGCAGCTATAGGTACATGGTTTACTTATATTTTTGGTGCATGGGATACTCCTTTAGCAGCATTAGTAGGGTTTATGCTTGTAGATTATGCAACAGGAATGGTTGCATCTTATATAACCGACAAGCTTAACAGCAAAATAGGGTTTAAAGGTATTTTGAGAAAATGCATGATTTTATTAGTATTAATTCTAGGAGTACTATTAGATAGGCTACTTAACGATGGAACATGGGTATTTCGCACTCTGATTTGCTACTTCTATATAGCAAATGAAGGATTAAGTATTATAGAGAATGTAGGTAAATGCGGTGTTAACTATCCACCAGCATTAAAAATGCATTAGAGCAATTACAAGAAAAAGATATTCATAAAGAGCAGGATCAGTAGTTCTGTTCTCTTTTATTATCAAAAATATAGGAGGTATAAGATGGCTAAAGGAATAGATATAAGTATGCATAATGGTACAGTAAATTTCAGTGCTGTAAAGTCTAGTGGTTGTAATATAGTAATTATAAAAGCTACTGAGGGAGTAAATTATGTAGATCCTTGCTTAAATCAACACTATAATGGAGCAAAAGCACAAGGATTAAACATTGGTTTCTATCACTTCATGTCGGAGAAAACAAACCCTACTCAACAAGCTATAGATTTTTGGAATGCTATAAAAGGAAAACAGTTTAATATAATACCTACTTTAGATATAGAAACTAATAACATGGGTAGAAGTCAAAAACAAATATCGGATAGATGTATAGAATTTTTAACTAAATTCAAGGCTTTAAGTGGCTATAACTGTTTAATATATACAGGAGGTTACTTTGGTAGAGATAATTTAGATAGTAGAGTAAAAAATACAAAGGGTGGATAGCTCATTATGGAGTGAATACCCTATGCAGACAGGGTTTGTGGCTGTTGGGCATCAGTACACAGAAGATGGCCATATAAATGGAATAAGTACCCGTGTAGACTTAAACAATTTTACAGATGGTATTTTTATTGGGAAAGCTACAAATGCATTAGAAACAAGAGAAATGAAAATACAAAATATGTTAGTAACTATAGGTTATCCTATAGGACCTTCTGGAGTTGATGGAATTATAGGTAATGGAACTATCACAGCTATAAAAGCCTTTCAGAAGGATTGTAACTTAACTGTAACTGGCAATGTAGATACTAAAACATGGAATAAGCTTGAACAAGAATATAATAAAAAATTAGGTATAAAGCCAAATAATAAGGAGGAATTTGATATGGATAAAGTTGTATTATATTTTGGACCTTTAGACGCTTTAAGTGCGGTATTGGTATCTCAAAAATATCAATGTCCTATGATGCTTAAAAAGGACTTTGAAGATAAAAAATTAAAAGCAAAAGAAATGATAATTATAGGTGGTAAACCTGGAACAGACAGATATGATTCTTTTAAAGATGCTGCTAAACTTTTATAAATAG